AAACCATCGCCACAAGGCTTGCCGACATGGCGCGGGCAACCGGGCCCATCGGGCAGCCGATCAACGCGGTCTTCGACAAACGCGGGCGGCTGGCCACCTATGCCGCGACCTTCGCCGCCGTCATGGCCGGGCGCTGGGTCGCGGCGTTCGTCGCCGCCCGGGTTGCCACGCTGAATCTCGCGGGCGCGTTGGTCGCCTTGCGCGGCGCACTGATCCGCACCGGCATCGGGGCGCTGATCGTCGGCGCCGGCGAGCTGGTCTATCAGTTCTCGCAGCTTGTCGCCCGGGTCGGCGGCGTGGGCGAGGCCTTTCGCCTGGTGGGCGATCTGCCCCGCGAGGTCTGGTCGCGGATGGGGCTGGCGCTCGACGCGGCATGGGCACGAATGGCGGCCGGGGAGGGGCTAAAGGCTGCGAGACTCGTGGCGCTCAAAGGCGTCGTCGAGGGCGTCGTCGCGTTCGGCGACCGGACGGCGGCGATCTTCCAGGGCGCCTATGACGCGGCGGTGGCGATCTGGGGCAGCCTGCCGGGCGCCATCGGCGACTTCGCCTTCCAGGCCGCGAACGGTCTGATCGCGGGTGTTGAAGCGATGCTGAACAGCGTTATCTCGCGCATCAACAGCTTGATCGAGCGTCTGAATTCGACACGCAACTATCTGCTCGAGTGGTTGCAGGCGGATTGGCTGCGGATCGGCACGCTGGGCGAAATCGATTTCGGCCGTATCGCCAATCCTTTCGCTGATGCTGCGGCGGCGGCTGGCGCGGCGGCGGCGCGGGCGGGATTTTCGCGAACATCCTGCACACGGGCGGGGTGGTCGGCGCGCCCGGTCCCGGCCGGATGGTCCCGGCGCTGGCCTTCGCCAATGCCCCGCGCATGCACGCGGGCGGCTGGGCGGGGCTCAGGCCCGACGAGGTTCCGGCCATCCTCAAGCGCGGGGAGCGGGTGCTGTCGCGCCGCGAGGCGCGGGCGTGGAGCGGCGGGGGCGGCGTGACCGTCAACATCATGACGCGGGACTCGGAGAGCTTCCGCGCGTCGCGGACGCAGATCGCGGCGGACATCGCGCGCGCCGTGTCGCTGGGCCGCAGGGGGATATGATGGCCTTCCATGAAGTCCGGTTTCCGGACACCATCAGCCGTGGCGCCCGCGGCGGACCCGAGCGGCGCACGCAGATCGTCGAGCTGGCCTCGGGCGCCGAGGAGCGCAACGCAAGCTGGGCCAACAGCCGCCGCCGCTATGACGTCGCCTACGGCATCCGCCGCGCCGACGATCTGGCGGCGGTCGTGGCCTTCTTCGAGGCCCGCAATGGCCGCCTCCACGGCTTCCGCTTCAAGGACTGGGCCGACTTCAAATCCTGCCTGCCGTCGCAGACGCCCGGACCGACCGATCAGCTCATCGGCACCGGCAACGGGTCGGCGACGCAGTTCCAGCTGGTCAAGCGCTACACCTCCGGCGCGCAGACCTGGACGCGGGCCATCACCAAGCCCGTTGTCGGGACGGTGACCATCGCCCTGAACGGGATGCCGCAGGGGTCGGGCTGGTCGGTGAACACCACGACCGGCCTCGTCACCTTCGCCACCGCCCCGGCCGATGGCGTGGCCATCACCGCAGGCTTTGAGTTCGACGTGCCAGTGCGCTTCGACACCGACGCCCTCGACGTCACCCTCGATCTCGAGCGGCTCGGCTCGATCACCTCCATACCTCTTGTGGAGATCCGCACGTGAGTAGCGACAAGGGCATCTGGCATGTTGTGATAATTGAACTGGCGGCGGCGCAGGCGCTGATTCTTGCCGCCTGGGGCGCGCTGGGCGGCGCGACCAATGCGCTGACCACGCGGATGCGGCTGCGCGACGCGCTACGGCACGTCCTGCTGGGCGGTCTGATTGCGGTGGGCATGGGCAGCCTTTCGATGGCGCTCGTCACCGCCTGGCTTGGTCTGCCGCCGCAGGCAATCCCTGCGGGCGGGGCGGCGGGTTCGGCGGCCTATCTCGTCGGCGTCTTCGGCCCGGCCTTCATCGAGCTTGTCCTTGCCCGGCTGCGCGGTGCGAAGGGAGGGCCGGAGAATGAATGACCTTCTCCGCCTCGCGCGCGCCCTTCGCTGCGATCCCGCGGACGCCCGGAAAGCCTTCGGTCACCGTCTCCGCGTCGGCCTTGTCATCGCCGCGCTGATTTTCGTCGTTTCGCTGCTCAGGTAATCCCATGCAGACCACTGACCGGGGCCGTCTGGCCCTCGTCCGACACGAAGGTATCGTGCCCGGACCTTATCGCGACGCCCGCGGCATCTGGACATTCGGCATCGGCCACACCGCCGATGCCGGGCCGCCCGACCCCGCAACGATGCCGCGCGGCATGCCCGCCGACCTCGATGCCGGAATCCGTGAGGCATTCCGTTTGTTCCGTTCGGACCTGCCTCGCTATGAAGCCGAGGTGCAGCGTGCCGTCACGGCGCCGCTCGCCCCGCACGAATTCGACGCGCTGGTTTCGTTTCACTTCAACACGGGCGGTATTGCCCGGGCGCAGCTGACGAAACTGCTCAACGCCGGCGATCGCGCAGCAGCCGCCGAGGCGTTCCTGAACTGGCGGCGACCGGCTTCGGTCATCCCGCGCCGCGAGGCCGAGCGCGACATGTTCCGCCATGGCCGCTATCCGACGGGCACGATCCCGGTCTGGGCGGTGGATCAGAACGGACGCATCGATTTCTCGAGGCCGATCCGTCGGCTGACCGAGGCGGAGGTGCTGGAACTGCTGCGGCCGCAGCCGGTGCCCGTCGCGGCAGCGTCCGACGCGGTCACACCCGCCACGCCGCAACAACAACCCAGCCCTGCGCCTGGTTGGCTGGCGCGGCTGGTCGAATTCGTCACCAATCTGACCCGGAGGCACTGAAATGCGCTACATCCGACCCGGATCGCTCACGTGGTGGGCAGGCGTATTCGCCGTCGCAACGGGCGTTGCGTTGCTGGCGACGCCCCGAACGGCGGCGGTGACCGAATTCGGTCGGCTGATCGCGCTGCTGGCCGGATCGGGCGATACGTCCCCGGCCGGGCTGATTGCGCTGGGGCTCGGCCTGATCGGGTTGCGCGATCGCCTCGAACGGGGGTTCCGCGGTGACAGCTGAACTGATCGGGGCGGTGGTTGCTGTGCTTTGCGCTGTGGCGGGCGCAGTGATCGGACGTATCTGGGGCCGCGCCGAGGGCCGGCGGGCGGGCAGACAGGAGGCGGAGCGTGCGGCAACACTCGACAATCTGGAACGGATCGAGCGCGGGCGTGCGGCGGTGCTGCGCGGTCGCGACAGCGGCGACGATCTGGTTGAGCGGGTGCGCCGGAACGACGGTCGTTGGTGACGCGGGCTGCGCGGCCTACGCCGAGGCGCGGCTGGCGCGGCCGGCGGTCGAGACGCTCGCCACCGTGCCGCGCCCGTGGGCGGAGTGGATCGCGGACCTGGACGATCGGCTGACGGGTACGTGCCGATGAAAGCCCTTCCGCCCGCGCTGCAGGCCCATCTTGACGATGGCACGACGACACTTGCCTGGTGCTGGCGGATCACCCGCGCCGATGGCGTTGTCTTCGGCTTCACGGATCACGACCGGACGCTGTCGTTCGACGGCACCGTGTTTGAGCCGGAAAGCGGCCTGACCGCCTCCGAGGTTCGCTCGGGCTCGGACCTGTCGGTTGACGCGCAGGACGCCCAGGGCGTGCTGACCTCGGACCGGATCACCGAGACTGACATCCTGGATGGCCGCTGGGACAACGCGGCGGTGGAAGTCTGGCGGGTGAACTGGACCGACACGAGCCAGCGCGTTCTGCTGCGCCGCGGGGCCATCGGCCAGATCCGGCGCGGCCGCGTGGCCTTCGTGGCCGAGGTGCGCAGCCTCGCCCACGTCCTCAATCAGACCGTCGGGCGGACGTTCCAGGCCAACTGCGACGCCGCGCTGGGCGATGCGCGCTGCGGCGTGAATCTCGAAGCTCCGGCGTTCAGGGGCACCGGGGCGGTCATCGAGGTGCTGCGCGACCGGACCTTCACCGCTTCCGGCCTTGGTGATTTCGCGGCAGGCTGGTTCGCGTTCGGCACCGTCGCGTGGACCAGCGGCGCGAACGCCGGGCGGCGGGCCGAGGTGCTGTCGCATGACCTTGCAGGCGGCGTGGCGATCCTGACCCTGCTCGAGGCTCCGGTGCGGCCGATCGCGGTGACGGATGCATTCATCATCCGCGCGGGCTGCGACAAGCGGATCGAGACCTGTGGCGCCAAGTTCAACAACGTCGCGAACTTCCGCGGCTTTCCGCACATCCCCGGCCAGGACGCAGTCCTGCGCTACGCCACCCGGGACGGCGGCCATGAGGGGGCGGTGCTGTGACGATTGCCGATCCCTCCCGCGTCATCGCCGTCGCGCGATCCTGGCTCGGCACGCCCTACCACGACCAGGCGAGCCTCAAGGGCGTCGGCTGCGACTGCCTTGGCCTTGCACGCGGCGTCTGGCGCGAGGTGGTGGGGCCGGAGCCCTTTCCGATCCCGCCCTACAGCAGGGACTGGGGTGAGACCGGGCCGCGCGAGGTGCTGGCCGATGGCGCACGCCGTGTGATGGTCGAAATTGCGCCAGCTGACGCCGGGCCCGGCGCGCTGATCCTGTTCCGTATGATGCCCCGCGCCATCGCCAAGCATGTCGGGATCGTTACCGGTTCCGACACCTTCCTGCACGCCTATGAAAGGCTGGGCGTGATCGAGGAGCCGCTGACGCCCGCCTGGCGCCGCCGCATCGC